CTGGTATTTAACTACTGTAGTGATAAATTACAGGGTTAAACTTGAACTTATGTGACACATCATCACTAGCAGCCTAATTTCACTTTTCTAAGAAAGTGTTTACGACGGATAGGATAGTAATCACTCCAGTTCCTTTTGGATGCGACCCGTAATGGGTTCTCATTACATGCCACCATACCTTATTCACTCTACTATTGGTTGACTAAACCAAATAGTAGCACTGAATGATAGGATACCTTGCTTAAGGGTCCTTTCCAAACAGTTTAAGGTAGATGAGGCACAGGGACACAAATTCAGTTATAACTCCTTATTTAACGGGTGCAAATCCGATAAATCAGAATGTTAACATTTGATTTGTAATCCTTGGTTTTGAAGTTTGAACAAAATATTCAAATAAGGGAATTGAAGTTGACGAGGGGACTTACTCTTCAGTAAGAGACATATACAAAGTATATGCGTTATCTGATAACATATCTTCATATGTTTAATAAATCAGAATTTCCTCTATAAATCTATCCTTCTTCTAGTCAAAGATTAAAAATCTACGACTTAAAGCTTATTGGTTTAATCTACGAAATAGACTTCAAGATCTTAATCACTTCCCAGCTGTAGGACGTCACCTTCCTGCATCTAATTTCTTAGATACATCAGGGTCGGCCCGAGGCTCGAGAGCAAGAAAATCTTTTCAGTCTGAGTAGAAATTCATGAATCGCTCAGTTTGGTCTAAACTGTTTTCAAATTTTCGTGGTTTATTCTTCATAAATCAGGCTTTTTGTTCACGAAGAACAAGAGACCTTTTCCATGAAGCTTTAAACATGAGAACTTGAAATGCAGAAAAGACCTCTTCAGCTTTTCATCCTTTTCCAAATGTATCAGTTGTACTAGCAATGTCACTCACACCTCGCCCGGAGTTTTGATCCGCTTGAGCTCATGAATCTTCATGACCACTAGGGCCAATAGTATCCACGATATGTGAGAGAGAATCATAAATACCCTGAATATTCAAGGTATTAAGATTAAAACTACTTATAGTTTTCATTGAAAGTCATTCTGTATATTTAGAAAAGGACCAATTGGAGTTCAAGGGCTTAGTTAACCACACTAATGCTAATCTTATTCTAGGAGATAATTTAGAAATATTTCCAGTAAGATTTGCAATAGCACGGAAACCAACCCCTTGAGCCCGAAACAAGTTAGATAATTTCCAATCTGGTCCAGCAAAGCGTTTTAGTAACAATAGTAACGCATCAAGCGAAACCATTGATACGTCCAACTCTTTGAAGGACAAGGGTGAGACATCAGAAGTTTTAAAAATTAATCGTTTTGCAAATTCGAAAGTCCCATTAAAAGAGACCAACGATTTGCTAAGATTAATATTTAAACCAATGATGTCCATCACTATAAGATACTGGTCAGCGACATCTTTATCAAAAATAACGATATCGTCTCCCAGAATCATATAGGACGGAAACCATCTAACTCATCCAGCTTTAAATGCCGAATATTGTATTAAGAAATGATGTGTTAAAGCGAGCATGACCCAGCTACTCAAGGCCCCCATAGGCTGTCCGACATTATATCGGACACTCTTACGGTAACCTGGTAGATAGTAGTCACGCTGAGTGAGCAACTCTGCCCAGAGTTGGCCCCCTCCTGGTATAATTGTGTTCATAATCATAGCCTGTAATAAAACAGGAAGTCTATCCGTTGCTGCTGATAAATCATAACTAGCGACAAAATCACTAGTTT